GGGCGTTGTCCACAACGGGTGCACCGGTCGTATCGGCGTATCCACCGTCAGGCGGGTTTGAACCTGGCTGAAATAACTGCTGAACCTCTATCGTCGGATCGAGGCTGGGAAGCGATCCGTCACCGAGGCCAGGCCACGCTTCGATATCACCAACTCTGATCTCTACAAGCTGGTCAATAGGACCACGGCACAAACCCATAAGAATATCGAAGTAGTAGCGATACCCGCTAGGTGAAGAACTACCGCCGCCGCTCTTACCGCCCATCAGACTTCGCCTTCTCTTCTTCGGCAGCCGTTACGAGACGGGCAACGATCGGATCACCGCTATCCCGAAGCACGCGAACCGGGATGCCATTCTTCACGAAGTCTTTCCAATCAATGCCGTTAGCCTCGCACCACATCCTAGAACCCGAATGGCAGAGTCCAACGGCACGCATATGCCGGATGTAACAACGCAGTTCGGGTTCGGATGTAACATCCATGGCTTACTTCTTCCCTCCGCTTGTCGAAGCGTAAATCGGTTTGGTCTGGTAATTTCCGACCCATAAGACTTGCCAATCGTTTGTCCATACATCCCCGAAGATAACGGCTTGTGGTGTGCCCTCTTCCGGAACTGGAAACTGAAAGTCCTTGAACTGATTAGGCTGCGTTATCTGCGATTTGGCCGGAGAAGACGCCAAAGCCGTTATAGCGGCAGATGCGATCAGAAGAACGGCAGCGACGATAAGCCATGTCATAACGCAATCTCCTAGAAAACTGGATCTCCGTCGAAGGGTGATTTGCCTGGCATAAATGGAAACCCGCCATAGTTGGCGATGTTGTTAAACAGATGGCAGTTGTTCGGAACTCGTTGACAGCCTGGATACGCCATTACGGTCATACCGTTTGCCAAACCGTCTGTTTGGTTCAAGAGGATTATCTGCTGTCCATTATGGACGAGTATAGCACGGCGTTCCGTATAGTCAGGGTCCGGGTTCCACTGAATGAAGCCATTCGTGAAGCGCCCATCATACGTTTGCGGGCCGGGTGTTACAACATCGAAGTTAAACCCGTTGCCGCCGAGGTCGCGTATGGTTATCGTTTCTACCCAATCGTTCATATTCAATTGGCAGTCTTGATCGTAGAGGGCGTGCGGGCATGCGCGCGTATAGGACAGCCGGACGCCCTGACGGTTTAGATACGCGGTGTTGGTATTGCAAACGAGCGTAGACGAAATGTCGTCTTTGTATTTGACGCTCGAAAGATAGCCCACCCACATAAGCGGGGCTTCGGTATCGCCTTGCTGGATTTGCCGGACTTGGACCGATATCTGCATGCTCGGAGCCGTGCCGTTGAACAGCGTTACAAGAGGGATCGAGGACACGACGTTGATGTTGAACGCATCCGTTATGACTTCGCTTTTCTGCTTCAACCCTTCATCGTTGATGGCGATAGCAAGGTAGTTATCCGTTCCGTAGAGGATGTTGCTATCCGCGTTCGTGTAAAGCCACACCTTGTTTCCAAGCTGGAAACGGTATAGCCGAGAATCCGAACCGTTATAGGTGCTGGTTTCAATCGAATCGTAAGCCACTATGGTCCTCCACCACCACCTGAATCACCGCCGCCATTTCCGTCAGACCCGTCATCGCCACCGGCATTCGCTCCATCTCCGTTGTCTCCGCCTGCGCTGTCTCCGCCGTTGCCTTCGCCAGTGCCGCCTTGCTGGACGTTATCCGTGACAACAGGTGGTGCTGGATCAGGCGCAGGCTGCGGCTGGTAGTAGGGAGTAGGAAGAACGGGTGGGTTGGCGTCTGGAACGTAGCTACCCGTATATGCGATGTCGTATTCCGGATCATACCGTTGCACTTCGGTTCCTATCGCGCGCCAAGATGTGACAACCGTGGCAACGCCGGTCGTATCCGATTGATGAAGAATCTCGATATCGTCAGTATCGAGCCGAGACAGTTCCAAGAAAGATATACGACGAATGCTTGAGGCCGTAACGGTGCGGCCAAGCTGCGTCGTGAACAGAATGCACTCTATCGTCGGACTTATAAGCGCCGCCAAAAGAACCGTGTATAGATCGTAAGTTCCATCTGTCCAGAAGATGCAAACGACATCGCGTCCCGGTGTGTTCGTCGGATACTCAAACACCAGTTCGCTATAACCGGTTCGATCTATGAAGATGGCGCTGTCTGTAACCTGCATCGTAGCGTAGGACAGAAACTTCATATCGTTGAAGTTGGTCGGAACGTAAACCGGCCTAAGTTTTCCTGACAGGTAATACATGAACTGCCGAAAATCGTTCATTTGTCCGCGACCATATAGCCAATGAGCAAACTGGCTTATACGGAACGCCGTCTGCCCAAGATCACGACGACTTATCAGACCGCTCTTGTTGTCGAACTCCGCGTAAAGACGTTCATACGAAGAAGTCAAATCGTTGCTGTCGTCGGGAAAATCTATCCAAACCGGTTCGCCTATGTTGACTGATGGAGCTACCGGAAAGTAACCGTTGATTTCCGTCGTCTCGAAAGTAAGCGTCACCTGATATGCTTCGTCCGACTTTCTGTTTCCAGATGACGCGGCGGAAGCCAAGCGGCACAACTTGGTTATGTAGAATACAGTCCCTGCGGGCCAAGTGTATTGCAGCGTATTGGATAGTATCAGACCGTTTAGATCGCTCGATAGCGCCCTGACTCGCACAATCTCATATGTCCATGGCGTGTCGCCAAGAATCATGATGTAAGCGCCGAGGTTCCATTCACCGTTTGCGATGTTCGCCGTCAACGTGCTGTCACCGGCAATGGCTTCAGCCGTCAGAACGAACTTATCCCACCACAACGGAACACGAAAGAAGTTGTTCGACGGACCTTTCATAAGAGAGTCATAGAACCGGCGACGTTCTCTAAACAGGGTGTAGTCCGCTTCGATGTCACGGCGCGGCCACTGCCTGACCTTGCGACGTTGCTCCACACCGGTCATTGAAGGAAGAACATCGGTGAGGAAGTGTAGACGTTCGGTTACGCCATTGGTCCAATCCGGTTTGAGGGTCCACACCGCTTCCGGCCCCGGCACGTAAGGTGCAGGCTCGAACACGGTGCAGAGAGCTTCGATAGCTATGGATGTTACATCCACTTCTGCCCTGATCACAGAAAGAGCCTGCAACACAATTTGCGTAGCGACGAAACTAGATGCGTTTTCCGACGAGCCAAGGACTTCCATAGTAACCTTGGTAGCGGCGATCGGCGCGTAGTATGCTTGACCGTATGCAGCTAGTTGAAACTGTGTTGCGTATCCTGTCACGTCAGGTTGCCTCTAACTTATACCCGGCCTGTATAACTCCGGGAGCCAAAGCTGCCAGTGTCCACGAAGCGCCAGTGCCGGGGTCCACAGGAAACAAATCCGAGTAAGTAACATAAGACGTAGACAATCCATAAGGCGCTAGAAAACCCACTCCCGGCACGTCGTTGCCGCCAGACTTCAGACGTTGGGTAAGAGTCTGCGAGGTCGCATCGCTTTTCCTATACGTCCCTGTGACCTGCACAGCGATGACTTGGCTGACGGTGCCTGGAAGCGCGCCGAACGTAAACAAGTCTTCAGCCCCGCCTGTATTGCTTTGGTTGAACGTCGTGTCTCCGTCGTTGGTTGTTACTTCCTGCCAGTTCGCCGCACTTGTGTTCGGCGTCCATTGCGTAAGATCGCCGTTCCCGGTCGGGCTCAAAGCGAATACACGACGATCGCCTAGAAACGAATTGCACGGAAAGCTGCCAGGACCAACCACGTTATCGCAGATATAGAAGTCGTCGATATAGAAGATATTATTGTAGTGGTATAGAGAGTTGAAACCGTTGACCCATTCGTTAGCAGTGTTGGGAGAGAGGTTTACACCGGTTATAGACAAAACAACGACGTTGTTTATCCTTACGGTAAGATACCCACCTGACTTGGAAGCTTTCCAACCAAACTCCACAAAAAACCAAGCGTCGGTAGGAAACAGATTGTTGCTAGTCCTGCCGCCTGGATAGGTTATCGAGCCGTCCAAACCGTTGAATGTCACAGTGAACTGAGTCTGTCCGCTGTTACTTTCCGTAAAATTAAATGTAGCGGTTTGTCCTGCCGGGGCACCAGAGTCTTGCGGCCTGGTGGAGCTAACCTGTAGTGCGAAGCCGATAAAGCCTACGTTGAGGTTTGACGCGAACGATGCGGTTAACGGAGAAGGCGTAAGAAAACTCAAAACATGCAATGATTGACCGGTTCCGGAAACTCTTCCGACATCGAAGGATACGCTCTGCGTTACCCATTGCAGATATCCCGATCGGGTCAAAAGCTGTGCGGGTGTTGCATATGTGTCAAAACCATCGATCGCGAGAAGCACAACTTTTCCCCTAACCTAGCATGGTGCGGATCGCCGCGGTGTTGTTGCGAATATGGGTGAGCGTCACGTCCTCGCCATGCGACCCGGCTAGAGCGCCAGCCAAATCCTTCTGATCGAAAACCAGGACTTGCTTCAAACCCTTCTGCGGAGTCGCGGCAGGTTGCGTGGACGCACCGCCGTTAAGGATGTTGCGAGGATTGTCCTTTGACAGAATTTCCTCGCCGTTCTGGACGATAGCAGTTTGTTCGTCCGAAGCCAAGCCTACAACAGTTCCAGAGTGGAAACGCGGCGCGTTGGCGAACATGGATGCGTTCAATCCATAGCGAGTAGACTGTGTTCCTTGTCCTACGATGCTGCCAGCATGGCTTACACCTGCACTGGCGGTATCACCAATTCCCGAAATGGTTCCTGCGGCTGCTCCGGCACCCGCTACGGCGGAAGCACCGCCTGCACCGAACCCGGTAGAAGCCCCACCGGTAAGGTATGCAACCACGGCACTTA